ATAAATAACCTTGCGCCAAAGCAGAAGGTGGCGTACAATGCCTATCTGAAAGCCACGCAAAGCGTTGAAAGAGCCGTCCGGCTGATCCTGGACGAAGAGGTGCGCCGGATCGTCGAGATGCGGTACATCAAAGGCGAACGCCATAAGGTAACGGTGCTTTACTTTAGCACGATGCACGCCGCTACGGTCGCCAGGAAGCTCAATGAAGGCATTGAGTCGGTCGCGAACTCACTCAAACTTCTTGAAGGCTGAAAAATGCGAGTAAATTGCGACTAACGCGCGTCAAATATGCGAGTTAAACAGGGGTACAGTGGAATCACATAGAGCTTAATGCTCGGGTGATTGCCGCTGTACCCCTTATCGTTTGCGGCACCCGGCCATGCGGTGGGTGAGCCGAAATCGGCTGGGCCTTAGGCGCGAGTCGCCGAGCGTGTGGAGATGGGGCGGGGTTCGAGACCCCATGAAGGGCTTTGTCCCTTCTTTTCTGCGCCGGACTGGAACGATCCGACGTGGTAAAGAGGGTGCAAATCCTCTATGTGCGCCGACCGGACCGGCGCGCAGCATATTGCGATGCCGTAGGACGCCCGGCTAAAGATGCGTTCGGCGCGTAGGCTCCCGCGTCTTTCAAATGGTGAGCCGACCGTCGCCGCGGGGTGCAGGGAGGGCCCCATTTGATGACTGCGTGCGACGTCTTACAGGCCATTGTTCCTCTAAGGGCGCGGAATGATGGCTTTTTTCTTTTTGAATTACCCTCATTTTTCGGCCGCGCTGCGAGGTGTCTGCCTCACCTCCCTCCGCCGTGATCGGGACGGTGCAGCGTGGCCCCCGAACTATGGAGTTGATATATAAATGCAGAAGGTCAAAGTTCCTCCGCCAGTTCTGCAGCCAGAAAAGTGCCGAAAGTGCATCTGGGGACGCTGGCAGGATACGAAGCAATTTTGTGGCCGCGTAACGTGCGTCAAAGAAAAACAAAAAGAGCCGGGGATGCTTTCCCGCGGCTCCTCTTGACCGGTGCTTCCGGACTGACCCTATCATATCATACATTGGCGAAATATGGAAGATGGTGTATGATGGTGGTGGGAGGTGATAGCGTGTTAGATAAATTGCTAGAAGAAGCTAAAAGTATCAAACCGGCAGGAGAAGATTATGGAGTTCCTTATTACGGTGGCGTAGAGTATGAAAAGTGGGTTTCAAAAGGCATTATTTTCATCGAAGAAGCCTACGGCGACAAGGAAATTGGAAAAAGATTCTTGCGTGCAAGTGAAAACTCATCTCGAAAAGAATCATTTGAAACAATGCTTGGTATTTTGCAAAGTTTGAAAGAGTTTGAATAAGCACGTACATCGGAGCACCTTCGGGTGCTTTTTCTATTGAGGTGGTGAATGATGAACTTCGTCCAGCCGATCAGGGACACACGAAAGCTTCAGGCCATCAAAGAGTACCTCAAGATGAAAAATGAGCGTGACTATGTCCTGCTAATGGTAGGGATCAACACCGGGCTTCGGATTTCGGATATCCTTCCGCTGCGGGTCATTGATGTGAAGGGGACCCACATCGGCATCCGTGAGAAAAAGACCGGCAAGTACAAAATGGTCAAAATCAATCGGGCGCTTCGCGAAGCGCTGGATCATTATATCCAAGGAAAGGCCGACTATGAATATTTATTCCGGTCTCGGAATAAGAAACGCAAAACCGGCCGAATTGATGAGCCGATCACCGCGAGCATGGCTTACAAAATGCTGAGCAGCGTGGCGCGGCGGTTTGGTCTTAAGGAGATCGGCACGCACTCGATGAGAAAGACATTCGGATATCATTTTTACCAGCGAGAAAAGGACATTTCGTTACTAATGGAACTGTTCAATCACAGCGAAGAATCGATCACTTTGCGGTATTTGGGCATCAAACAGGACACCCTGGACGATGCTTTGGACCGCCATGCGCTGTGATAAATTCTCTTTAATTGGGCATACAAGGAATTCATTTTCGTGTGAATCGGAGGAAGCTTTGAACGGACAATGAAAAGACCGAAAAAATGAATTCCATACAATATAGAGTAAGAAGAATTTAAAAGTTACTTTGTGGGAGAAATAACAAATCGAAACATGGAACAAATTTGAAGGGCGCGAAAATCGAATGGTAACGCAGCGTTACCAAATGGCCCGGAGCGTTCTTACAAACTCAAATCAATAGGGGTTGGTATTTCATGGTCCATCTCCTTCAACCAGACGGATCGAGTTTATGTGGCCAAACATGCGTCGCTATGATTGCCGGCATATCGCTTGATGAATCGATTGCGGCATTTGGTGGAAAGCGAGGAGGCACCAGGACAAGGGATGTAGTTGAAGCCCTTAGAAAGCTAGGGATCGAATGCGGCGATCCGCCGTTAATCAGGATTGATGGTAACTGCTTCATTTCAGATACGTGCATCGTTAAACTTCACTTCGATTGGATAAGTAAAACGCACTGGACCGTTTGGCATGAAGGGCGTTATTACGATCCGTCTCGCGTTTTGGCGGAGCAATTGGCAAACATGGGCAGATACCCCGACGGAGTTCGCGCAACGTCGTATCTGCCTATCTATTTGTGATCGAGATAATCGTTATTCGGAGGTGGGGTGGATGTAGTGGCGAGAAAGCGCAGCACAAACCGCTCGGCGGCGCTCAAGCTTTGGCTTAAAAGCGGCCGCGAGAAGAAGTTGACGGAGATCGCCGAAGAACTCGGCATTTCGCCCGCCTTGGTCCGCAAATGGAAGTTCCAGGACAAGTGGGACGAGATCCCATTGAAACGCCCGCGTGGGGCGCCGAAGGGCAATAAGAACGCCGTTGGAAATAAGGGCGGGGGCGCTCCACCGGGCAACACGAACGCCATGAAACACGGGCTTTACCGAAAGCTTATGCCAGACGATCCCGAGTTCCAGGAGCTTCTTGAAGTGGCGCAGGAGCTTGACCCGCTCGACATCCTCTGGCAGGGCGTGACGGTCGCCTATGCAAAGATGATGTGGGCGCAGCGGATCATGTTTGTTAGGGCTAAGGACGACATGACGAAGGTTCTAAAGCGCGAGAAGTTCATGCCCGGCAAGTTTGGCGACGGAACAGAAGAAGAATACGAACTTCAATTCGCTTGGGACAAGCAGGCAACCGACATCAAGGCGTTTGCAGCGATCAACCGCGAACTTCGGTCCGCAATCAAGCAGTTCCTTAACGCCGCTCCCGAGAATGACGAGCGCCGGGCCAAGCTGGAAATTATGCAGGCACAGGCCGAGAAGGTCAAGGCGGAAGCCAAGAAAGCGCAAATTGAAGCCAGGGATGCGGCGGGTGAGAGCGGCAACGACGCCCACGAACAAGGCAAGTCTTACGAGGCGGCGCTTAACGCTCAAGCCGCGGATGTGTTTGCAGACGAGGTGACCGGCGATGGCGAAGAAGCGTAAACGCACAACCTCGTTCAAGTTCCAGCCGTTCAGCCGCAAGCAAAAACAGCTTCTGTCTTGGTGGACGGACGCGAGCCCGTACAAGGATTATGATATGGTGATCGCCGAGGGAGCGATCCGTTCGGGAAAAACGATCGCCTGCATCGACTCGTTTATCACCTGGTCGCTGGCAAAGCACCGCAATCAAAACTTCATTGTTGCCGGCCGGTCGATGGGTGCGCTCAAGCGCAACGTGCTCGAGCCCATGTTTCAGATTCTCACGGCCAAGGGCATCGACTACCATTACCATCGATCCGAAAACCCGCACATCATCATCGGCACGAACACCTATTACTTGTTCGGCGCCAGCAACGAAGCCAGCCAAGACGTGCTGCAGGGTTTGACGGCGGCCGGCGCATATCTAGACGAGGTTGCGCTGTTCCCGAGGTCGTTTGTCGACCAGGCGATTGGCCGGTGCTCAGCTGAAACGGATGGCTACGGCGCGAAGCTGTTCTTTAACTGTAACCCGGGCGGGCCGTATCACTGGTTCAAGCTGGACTTCATCGACAAGGCGAAGGAAAAGAAGATTCTCGTCCTTCACTTCACGATGGACGACAACCTGAGCCTGTCCGAGAAGGTGAAGGAACGGTTCCGGCGCATGTTCTCCGGGGTGTTCTTCAAACGCTACATTCTCGGGCTGTGGGTAATGGCCGAGGGCGTCATTTACGACATGTTCGACGACGCCCGGCATAAGGTTCCGACGATCGATCGCGACTACATCGAATACTACATCAGCTGCGACTATGGCACGCAGAACCCGATGACGTTCGGACTGTGGGGCAAGAGCGGCGGTGTTTGGTACAAGGTCAAGGAGTACCATTACGACGGCCGGAAGGAAGGCAAACAGAAGACCGACGAGGAATATTACGCCGATCTTGAAGCGTTCGCTGGAAAAGAATATATCCGAGCCGTGATTGTCGACCCTTCGGCAGCATCGTTTATTGCGACCATCGAAAAGCATGGTCGCTTTTTTGTTGAGCCCGCAAAAAACGATGTGCTTGACGGCATTCGAAACGTGGCGACGGCGCTCAGCAAAGGCTTGATCAAATACAACGACTGCTGTGTCGAGACGTTCCGGGAGTTCTCCAGTTACATTTGGGACGAAAAAGCGGCTAAACGCGGCGAGGACAAGCCTTTGAAACAGAATGATCACCAACTAGACGCGGACCGTTATTTCGTGAACACGATCTTATTCCGCGGTGAGTTGCAATACACCAACCAGCGTCCTGCAGGCTGGTAAGAAAGGAGAGATACGCTTGACCATCGTCTACACCAAACAACGTTTCCCGCCGCCTCCATTCGATCAAGAGGTAGCACTGATGCAATATTACCGAGCCCTGTACGAAGGCGATCACGCAGAGATTTTCCCGCGCGCGGGCAAGGTGTCGAAGGACATTGTGTTCGTCAATAAGCGCGTCGGCGTTAAGACGTGGAAACTGGAAAAGCAGGTTGTCGACGTCAATCGCTTGTACGTCGTCGTCAACTTTTGCAGCCTCGTCGCCGAGATTCCGGCCGATCTTATCAACCGGGCGCTCGGCAACATTTCAGCCGACGCCGAGGAAGGCCCGGAGCTCGAATTTGTGTCCAACGTCGTAGCTGCGAGCAAGCCGAACGAGAAAATATGGGCCGCCGTCACGCAGCACCAGGTGGACGGCCTGATCGCTTACCGGGTGCGCCGCGATGCTAAGGGCAAGGTATGGTTCGAGTGGATGCTTGGCGATCGATACTTCCCGCATGAGGACGGCATGGGCGCGGACATCGCGTGGATCGAGACGTGGACGGATAAAAACGGGCAGCCCGAATCGTACCTCCGCGTCGAGCGGCAGCAATTGGTTGACGACGGCCTGTCGGTTCAGCAGTTCGTTTACAAGATGGAAGATAACACGGTCGGGGACGAGGTTGACAAGGCCGCATATGCCGAACGATTCAGCGTTGAGATTCCCGACGACGTGCTGCTGCCCGGCGTGACCGAGCTGCTCTGCGGCGCTATTACCAACGACGAAACACTGCTTCATCCTCGGGGCCGGTCGGCTCTACGTAACATCGACGGCATCCAGGAGGAAATCAACTGGACGATCACGCGGGATTCGATCGTCTTCGAAAAGCACGGCAAGCCGAAACTGGCGATCCCGAAAATGCTATGGGAAACTGTTGCGCAAAACAATCTGCGTGATTACGGCTCCCGCTTTGTCCGAAACGCCGACCTCGAGGTAGTCAGTTACGACGAAAACAAGGGAGCAATTCCGCAGTACATCACCTGGGATGCCAAGACGCAACAGAGCTTCGAACATGTCACGCGGCTCATCAAGTACATGCTGGCGATCAGCAAGACTTCGCCGCAGGCGGCCGGACTCGAAGATGGCAGGGGCGACTCCGGCGTCGCGCTCCTCTACCTCTGGATTCAAAGCGTCATCAAGGCAGAGGCGATCAAGGACAAGTTTGACGCCGCGATCAAGGACGCCATTCGCAAATGCATGATCCTCGAAAACGCAATCGGCGGCACGCAGTACGAGGTTAAGGCACCGGTCATCGAATGGGGCGACATGCTGCCGAAGGCGGACAGCGAGAAGGACACCGAAGAGATCGCGAAATACGAGGGCGGCGTGCAGTCGCTTGAAACGACCGTGCGCAGAATGCATCCGGACTGGTCGGAAGAGGCGATCGAGGCGGAAATCCAGAAAATCCAGGACGAGAAGGCGGCGGATACGCTCAACCCGACCTATACGCAACCGCCGCGGGTGATGGTGTGAGATGGCGACGGCTGAACAAGTTATCGCGCTGTATGCGCGGGCAGACGAACGGCTGCGGGCGTTGGTGCAATCGCTCGAAGAAGGCAGCGTAAGCCGCCGGCGGAAAGAGGAGCTGCTGCGGCAGATCGAAGCGATCATTGCCGAATTGACCGGTCAGGCCGGCCAGCAGATGGCATCCTTGATCGGCGACGAATACCGCTCCGGGGCCGCGGCGGCCGTTGAGCAGATGGTTACCGCGGGGCTCGCGGCCGAATCCATCGACGATACGCTTAAGCCGCTGATTCACCAGCGCGCTGCGCAGGCGATCATGGACGAGGCGTTTTACTCTATCCTTGAAGCGTCTGACCATATGAGCGCGGATGCGAAGCGCCGCATTGAGGATGCGTCCCGAATCGCAAACGAGCGGTCACTCCTGGAAGGCGTTAGCCGCCGGCAGGCGACCCGGGACGCTGTCGCTCAACTCAACCAGCAGGGCATTACCGGCATGATCGCCAAAAACGGGGCGCGGATCCCGGCAGACAAGTACATGGCCGGCGTCGTCCATTACCACCAGCGTAAAGCCCATGTATCCGGCGCCGAGAACATGATCGTGCAGAACGGCATTGACCTGGTCTACGTCAACTATGTCGGCATCACCTGCGAATTGTGCGCCAAGTATCAGGGCCGAGTGTACAGCATAAGCGGGCGCGACCCGCGGTTCCCGAAACTGGAGGTCCGGCCGCCGTACCATTCCCATTGCGTGCATTCGCTGAGCGCATGGATTGAGGAATATACGCCGGCGGGCGAGGTTGAACGGATGATCGATCAGTCCAATCGACCGTTCGTCGACAACCGGACGGAGGCGAACATCCGTCGGTACGAGCGCATCCAGCGCGAGAAGTCACGCAAGAACGAGACACGCAAGCAGTGGATCCGCTATAAGGCGGTGTTGCCGAACGATACGCCGAGTCTCAAGCAATTTGCCATCATGAAGGCGCGGAACACGGAGTCATATCGGGAATTGCAGGAGGCGTACCGGCAGGTTAATGCTAAGTTGAAGGAGAGTGATGCAGGTGAATGAGATTTTAGAGCGCCGAGCCAAGCGTGAAGGGAAGGTGACCCCGAAGGCTTGCGTCGAAAATCTCTTGCAAGCAATTGAAAGCGGCGATGTCGAAACGGTCATATTCGTCGCTCGACAGCCGGATGGAGTGATCAAGACCGGATGGAGCAATACGCTTCATACAGAACTGCTTGGTCTACTTGAATGCGGGAAGAATCATGTGATGTGGGAAATGTCCGAATGAAGGTCGCTCAAATGAGCGTCTTTTTTATTTCCGTCCTAACCGTTGTAAGACGTAAAACTGCGATCGAGGACAGTCCACCCGGACTTTAAACAGGAGGTCATTATGTTCGAAACGATTGCGAGACCCTATACGCTCCGTATGAATCTGCAGCTGTTCGCCGGTGACGGTGGCGGCTCCGGAGGGTCCGGTGGTTCCGGCGGCGGCGAAGGCGGAGAAGGGGGCAACGGCGGAGGCGCAGACGGCGAGAAGAAGTTTACCCAGGCCGAGCTTGACGCAGCCATTCAGTCGCGGCTCTCGCGGGCCGAGAAGGCCGCACAGAAGGCGCTGGCGAAGGAATTGGGCTACGACTCGGTCGAAGCTATGACGGCCGCGCTGAAAAAGCAAGATGGCGGCTCCAAAGGCAAAGAGGGCGATGACAAAAAGACCGAGCCGGTCGACATCGAAAAACTGCTGGACGAGCGCCTGAAAGAACGTGAGAAGGAGCAGAACGAAAAGACGTTCAAGCGCCTGCTCACCGCCGAGGTAAAGGTTTTAGCGAATGAACTCGGGTTCGCCGACTGGGAGGATGCGCTCAAACTCGCCGACCTGTCGAAGTGCAAGGAGAACGACAAAGGCGAGATTGAGGGCGTGAAAGAAGCGCTGGAAGACTTGGCGAAGAAAAAGCCGCACTTGCTCAAGCAGAAGCCGGGCGGCGGAAAATTCGGCGCCGATGTCCGCAACTCTCCGGACGAGAAGAAGAAGACAAACGAACGGCTGATCGAACTCGCAAAGAACCGCGGTGTCGTCGCCAAAGTCGAAAACGACCCGTGGGCAAGAAAATAGCGGAGGTGCATGAAGGATGCGACTGCAACCGAAAAGTCTGTTCGAAGTCCAAGACGACTATGAGATTCTGGCTTCCCTCGAAGTGGTCCGCGAAGTGACAAACGGCATCACGATCGATTCGTCGGCCATTACGGCCGATAGCAACGGTGACAAGATCATCAAGAAGGGCATGCCGATGGCAAAACTGACCGCGAGCGGCAAGTATGTGCCGTACAACCCGGCCGGCAATGACGGCAGCGAAAACCCGTCGGTCATCTTGAAGCGTACTGTCAACGTCAAGGACGGCGACCATGTTGTCGGTGCCTACGAGGTGGCTAAGGTGATCGCGGCCCGGATTCCGGTCACCGTGGACGACACGCTGCGTCAGAAGATGCCGCATATCGTCTTTGCCTGATTCTCAAAAAGAAAGGACTGATTACGAGAATGAGCAAATTCTTGCTTAAAATGAACCTGCAGACGTTTGCAGAGACGCCGGAAATCTCTCAACTCGAAGAAGCACTGTCGGGCGAAGAACTGCTTGTCTACGCCCGTAATCTCTCGATCCCGAACGACTATTGGCATGAAATCTTTTTCCCGCCGGAGCAGACGGAAGAACTGACGGTGGACGTCATCAAGTCGATGAGCCGGCTTCCGGTTATGGCTCAAATCGCCGAGCTCGGCACGGAGACGCGGTATGGTTCGCGTGAAGGCGTCAGCGGTCAGCGCGTGGAAATCCCGAAAATCCAGCGTGGCCGCTGGATGGACGAAAAGCTGATCCGCTTGCTCCTGATCGCATCGCAAAATACGGGCCTGCGCCGGCAGGAAGTGGCGCAAATCGTTCGGGAACAATTGAACGATGCACAATACTGCGTGGATGCAATCCGCGCCCGCAAGGAATGGGTTGCTATGCAGGCTGTTACACTTGGTGCGGTCAATTACGTCGAAGGCGACGTTCGTGTCCAGGTCGACTGGGGTTACACGCCGGAACAAAAACCAGTTCTGACCGGGACGGACCGCTGGAGCGATACGGAGAACTCCAAACCGCTTCAAGACATCCAAAACTGGTGGAATTACCAGGCTGACCGCGGCGTGCGTCTGACGCGCGCGTTCACGAGCCGTCAGGTGCTTTCGTACCTGCTGCAAAACCTGTCGCTGCGTCGGCACTACTTCGGTAATCCGAGCGGTAATGCTGAACCTCCGCAACTCAATCAAGCGCAGCTTGACGCTGTGTTTGATTCCCTTGGACTGCCGAGAATCGCCACCTACGACACGCAGGCCCGCGTCGAGCTGGATGCGCTGTCGAATGGCAAACTCCAATTCCAAACGGTCCGCATGGCGCCGCAGGATCGGTTCGTGATGCTGCCGGACGGCCCGCTCGGCAACTACCTGTGGGCGACGTCCACGGAGGAACTGGTCGACGGCATCGAAGCCGAGCAGACCGGCGACATGGGCATCTACGTGTTCCGCGATCTCGTGTCGAAGCATCCGCTGCGGATCCGCACGGTCGGCGTCAACCTCGCATTCCCGGTCTTCCCGTATGCCGATTCCGTCATTTCGGCAACGGTCATTTAATCGGAGCGCCTTCGGGCGCTCTTTCTTTTTGAAAGGGTGATGAAGATGAGCGTAAAGGTCAAAGTGACGGGAGTTGTCAAATATGCCGGCCGATGGCGGTATCCGGGTGACGTCCTCGAAGACGTGCGCGACGAGATCGCTCAGCAATTGGTCGAGCAGGACGTGGGCGAGATCGTTTCCGAGGAAGAAACAAAGGCCAAACCAGCCTCCAAAAGCGCCAAATCGTCGGAAGGCGACAAGTAGGTGACCGGCCATGGACCGCCAAGAAGTAGCGGACTGGATCGCGGCCAACCTGCTCGATACCGATGCCTGGGACCGGGCGAGCGAGCAAAAGCAGGCTGTCGCCGTCGTGCAGGCCGAGCGAAACCTTGCCCGCTGGTACCCGGACAAAGCGCCGTTTCCGGTCGAAATCGTCGCCTATCAGGCCGTCTGGGAGCTTCAGGGCGTCGATCCAGCCTTGAAGTATCAGAAGCACAACGTCAAGACGATTTCGGACAATGGTGAGTCGGTCACTTACAAAGACGGAGAGCGGCCTGCTGTCGCTCCTGATGTGCGGGATATGCTCGGGCCTACCGCTGACGAGTTGGCCGAACAAGAGGCCGAGGAAGCCGCACAGCGGCAGTATGGCGGGGTGCTGATATGAGCCTGTTCGGCTATCCAGCAAAAGTCGTGCATTACCATTCTGAGACGGATGAATGGGGCCGGCCGTTGCCGCCGACTGCTACCGAGAAGTCGGCCAAGGTGGAAGAAGAGCAGCGCCTGATCCGAAACGCACGCGGCGAGGAGGTCCAGATCGCTTATACCATCCATCTGGAAGGGCCGAACGCAGTCGGATTCGATGATTACTTCGAGTATGTGAATGCGCTCGGGGTGACCATTCGCTGCGACGTGGCGCATATCGAAGTACGGAAGTTTATCGGGACCGACGACGTGAAGAAGGTGATCGTCTATGGCCGACCGCAAAATCTTTAGTTTCAGCCTGGATGGTATCGAGGCGATAATCGGGGCACTGGACAAGCTGGAATCCGATATCGATCGCCGTCTTGAAGAGACGCTGACCAAGCTTGCGCTGAAGGTTATCCATGACGCCAAGCGGCTGGCGCCGGTGGATGAGGGTGATCTGGAGGCGGCGTTGGTTGTTGGCGAGGTCAAGCGGACGATCGCGAGTATGTACATTGACTTCGGCGCAAGTCCTGAGGTTGATGACTATGCTGTCGTCCAGCATGAAGGATTCCGGAAGACAGCAAGCGGCGCAATCGTCGAACTGAAACCGGGCGAAAAAACGCTCAGCAAGGGTTCGTACAACGGGTACATGCCGGGAAAGAAGTTCTTGGAGAACGCGCTGAAGATGAACGAAAAGCTTATCCTTGAAGAACTTTCTAAGGTATTGGGAGGGTGACGCGATGCTTGCGAGCGATCTGATTCAATATCTGACAACCGCCGGCTATACCGTCTACCCGGACCCGAACTTTATCCCGGCCGATTTGCCGGAAGCGAAACTGCCCTGCCTCTTCGTCTTTGGGACCGGTGGATACGCGCCACACGGCTACGTTCCTACCGAGCGCCCGACATACCAGGTGATCGTTAAGGGCAAGTCATATAAGTCAAACCCAGCCAATATGGCAGCTGCAGAGACACTGGCGAAGGGGCTTATTAAGCACCTGCACCGGCGTGCGAATTTTATGGTCGGTAGCTCGAGTGTGTTTTCGTGTTTGGCGCTTCAGTCCAGCCCGATTTACCTCGGCCTCGACGACAAGGATAGACCAATGTACTCTACCAATTTTGTGTTTTATACGAGGGAGGCATGACCAATGGGTGACGTGACAAAAATCTATGCCGGTCCCGGCATTTTTGTGTGGGGGATTGACGAGGATGGGGAGGAAGAAACGGATGCCATCACGATTGACCTGACGCAAGGCGGCATCACGTTCCAAACCCAAACGACCTATTTTGAGCCGACGGTCGACCAGTTCGGCACAGCTCCGGTCAAGTCGATTGCCACCGGAACGACCGGCACGATCAACTTCGAAACGCCGGATATGGACTTCGAAAAAGTCGTTTCGTTCAACCCGAACGCTGATAAGGTCGTGGACGGCACGACGCCTACGAAAATCAAATACGAAGTGTACGGTCTTGCCGGCAAAGAACTGCCGCGCAAACGCGCTGTCATCAAACCTGTCGGCGTGACGGATCCGAGCCGATTCATTTACATCGAATCGTGCGCTGTAAAGTTCGACATGAATGCCGGTTTCCTGCTTGACAACAACTTGCGGTTCACCATTTCGGCGGCCGCATACCCCAGCACGGACCCGACCAAATACGGGTTGCTTTACACCTGGGGCGATATTACAGCAACGGCCTGAAGACCGGTACAAAGAAAGTAGGGGCTGCCATTTTGGGACAGCCCCTTTCTCATTTTCCCACGAGGGGGAATCATAATGTTTACTCTTTTCAAAAAAGAACGAGTCCAACTCGGCCAAAAGCAAGTCGAAATCCCGAAACTGACCCGTGCGCGCCTTAAAAAGCTGACCGAACACATTGGCACGATCGGGGATTTCCTCGTTAAGCTTTTCCTGACTCCAGAAAACGAACGAGCGGTGTTCATCGTGGCTGCCGCCGATATTGCGATAGATGAAATCTACGAACTGACGTCGCTTTTGAGCGACCTACCGATCGAATACCTGGACGAGCACGCCAGTATCGCGGAATGCACCGAATTCTTGCGGCTCACATGGGAGCGAAACGACATCAACGCCGCCCTGGGAAACGTCAGCGGCCTGATTCCACCGATGGCTCAGCAGTTCGTCCAATCGATTCTGCGGCGGATGGAACAGGCCAAAGAATAACCGCTGATGAATTTGTGCTTCGGTGTTGTATCACGCTCGGCAAGACGCAGCACGAAATCGAAAACGAATATGCTTGGATCGATCTGCCGCGGCTGCTCGAGCTTTCCGGCGAGCGCCGGGCGAAGGAATTGATTGAGAATATCGAAGTTTCCTCGTTCCCGCATTATGCCGATCAGAAGGTGCGTGAAGGCATCATGGAGAGGCTGCAATCCAAACTGCCGAAGCCTCCAAAGGAACCGCCGAAATCGGCGGAGGAACAGTATCAAGCGCTGCTGGCGCGCATGAAGGCAGGTGGGTAACACATGGCGACGGAAATCGGCGAGCTGCGTGCGCGGCTTGTCGCGGAAGCGACACAGATAAAGCAAGAAATCAAGGCCGTCAAGAAGGAACTGACTGACCTCGGGGACGAGGGGAAAAAGACATCGAGAGCCTTTGTCGATCTCAGTGGCGTTATGGAAAAGATCGGCGCCAATACGGATCAGCTGAAAAAGATTGAGGCGGTACTGAGGAATATCGATCCGTCCCGACTTGAAAAAAGCTTGGAAGCGATCGTCGAAGAACTGCGCCGAATGGGTGTTGAGAGCAAACAAATTCAGAAGGTCGAAGTCGAGTTGAAGCAAGTTGCAACGGAGGCACAAAAAACCGAAGAGTCCGTCAAGGGCGTGCACAACTCAATGGAAGGGCTTGGCTCCGCTATTGCTACAATCGGCGCCGGCGCGACCTTTGCGAAGCTCACGACGACCGTCAAAACCCTTGCCGACGAAGCTCAGCGGCTTGCCATGTCCTACTCCGGCCTATCGGAAGTGTCGAAGGCGCTCAACATCGACGTTGAAAAATCCGCGGACCTCGCGGATGAGCTCGCTGATCGCTGGGGCCTGAATAAGGCGGTGATGGCCGATACGGTTAAGACGTACCTCACGGCCGGGCTTACGCTTGACCAAACGCGAGACATCATCATTGCCACCGCTGACGCCGCGGTGTACAACCGTGAGGCGCATTTGCAATGGGACGAAGCGATCCGGCAAGTGGCGCAAGGGATCAAAATGGGTAACTCGGAACTGACAGACGCGGCCGGCATCACAACCAACCTCTCCGTCATGTATGACCGCTATGCCAAGTCGATCGGCACGACGGCGGCGAAGCTGACCGATGCGCAGAAAATACAGGCCGCATACAACGGCATTATGCAGGAGTCGGCCATATTCGCAGGCAACGCGGATTCGGCCATGACCGGTTACACCGGGACGCAAGCGACGTTTAACCAGACGTTGCAGACGGCCCGCGTGGAATTAGGCGAAGCATTCCTTCCCGTTCTTGAAGACTTGATGGAGACGGTGACGCCGCTGATCCGGCAGTTTGCCTTGTTTGCGGATGGGAACAAGGAAGTCGTTGCGGGTGTTGTTGCGGCAACAACCGCATTCACGGCATTTATCGCGGTGGTTGGAGGACTGGCTACCGCATTCACGGTACTTAAAACAGCAATGGGCGGTTGGGGGACCATCATTACGCTGATCGGCGCGGCAGCAGGGGGGATATGGGCCTATCAGCAAGCGGCCGATGCCGCGGCCGAATCCGTCTGGAAGTTCGCGCAGAACCAGGACGAGCTGAACCAAAAGCTTTCCGAATCCCCGCTGAATCGGTCCGCCGAAGACGTGAAAAAGCTCCAGGAAGACATCGACACGCTGAATGAACTCCTTGAGAAAAGGAAGTCACTCCAAGAAGAACTGAACAAGCTGAATGACGAGCGAAATGCGAAGCTGATCTCCAATGAGAGTGGGGCCGAAATCCTCAAGCTGGACCGGCAGATATCCGACCTTAAGGAAAACCTCGCAGAGGTTGACAAGCAGTTGTCCCAATTGGGCATTAACACGCCAGAGGACGCCCCTCGAGTGCTGCAGAAGCTGAACGATCAGCTTAATGCTTCGATTCCGGCTTTGATGAAACTAGAAGAGGCAAACCTTCGCGAGGCTGCAGCACAAATCAAGCACATCGATTCGGTCAACCAGCTGGTAAAACAATACGAAAAGCTGGACAAGCAAACCAAACTGACGGTCGATCAGAAAAACCAATTGACCCAAGTCGTCAAGCAACTGCAGCAAGAATATCCAGGCTTGCAGACCCAGCTTGACGCGGAAGGTCGTTGGCATATCAGGAATACAGACCTGATTTACAACTTAATCGATGCGGAGAAGGCATCCGTAAACGAAGCGACAGCCGCATCTAAGCAAAGACTTGAAGCCTGGCGCGCTGAGACGGAAGCAAAGTTGAAACTCGCGAAACAACAGGTTCAAGCGCTTATGGCCGTTGCCGAGGCGGATTTTTCGGAAACAAAAATTGGGAGCAAATTGCCGGCTGGTTTGAGCAAAGCGATTGATTTTGTCGGCGACATTGCGGCCCGCGGCTTGGCTGCACAGGCGCAGAAAAATGTAAACCAGTACCAGTTGACGATCAACGAAATCGATAAACAAATCGCGGCCATTACATCCGGAACGCTGGATAAGTATTTTGATACTCCTGCGTCTACGGGAGCCGCGGGAGACGATAAGAAAAAGTCCAAAAAGAAGGAGAAGACGCTGGCTGAAATCCAAGAGGAGCAATATCAGCAAGCGCTCAAGTATATGCAATACAAAAAGGACCTCAACCAGATGAGCGAGAAAGACGAACTCGCTTATTTGGCACGGCTGGAACAGAGGTACAAAAACAACGGTGAAATCCGGAGGGATATCGAGGTCAAAATCTATCAGCTTAAGCAGCAAATGGCCGAAGACGAGAAAAAGCGCCGCGAAGAACAAGCCAAAGAGGAAGAAAAAGCGGCAAAAGCTCGTTTTGAAGCGTCGGCCGAATGGATCGAGCAGGAAGAGCGCCGCATGACATTGGCCGGGGAGTCGGAAGAAAAGATCGCTCGAATGAAACTGGATGCTTGGACCCGGGTGCGTAACCGCTATGCGAAAGACTCGGACTTTTACAAGCAAGCTGACACTCAGGTTTATAACCTAAAGGTCTCGCTCATCAAGATGGCCCAAAAAGCAGAGGAAGAGGCTGCGAAGGAAAGAGAGAAACAGATCAAGGATGTGACCGACTCAACTCTTAAGGCCATCGAAAAGCAGAAAAAGGCTGAGCTCGACGCGCTGGACGAACGCCGCAAGGAGATCCAGAAGTTTTACGACGACCAGCTTAAGGCGATCGATGATTCCGAGCGGCTCAAAGAGCGGAACGATCTGATCGCCGAGATGGAAAAATATCGGTACGCTACGAGCGAAAAGGGTCAAAAGCATTTCCTCGAGCTTCAAGAAAAGCTCCGACAAATGGACATCGAAGACCAGAAAGATGCGCTTGAGGAGGAACGCGATCAGCGTCTGGAGGAATTGGACAAGCAGAAAAATGACATCGAGACGTGGTACGACGACCTCCGGGAGGCGACGAGCGATCTCACCGGTGACCTTACGATGCTGTACAAGCTGGCCGATGACGAGCGGCTGGCTTCGTTTGTGACCACGAATGAAAAGATCAAGGCCGAAATGGCTGCCCTGCAGCGTGAGTTGGCTTCGTATGCGTCATACATGCCACCAGTAACCGCGCCTTCTTCATCCTCTGGTTCTGTGGCCGGCATCGGCGCAGGCGCTTCGGCAATCAATACCGCCGCGATTATTGCACAGATGCGGGCGAACAGCATTGCGTGGCACACGGCGTCAGCGACTGAGAAGAAGGCGCTGGAAGCCGAGAGTAAGGAATTAGGCGCTTTGCTTGGCGCGACGCTGAACAGCCAGACCGGGAGATGGATGAAGGCGGACGGAACGCCACTGTTTCATACGGGCCGAGACGGTGTGACAGGGCTGAACTTTAGATCGCCTTACGAGCTCATGCCGGATGAAATAAACGCTATCATCAAAAAAAATGAGTATGTGTTTACTCCGGAGCAGGTGAACACTCTAATTTCTGCGGTTTCTGGAGGAGAGAAAGTCGTCAACAATAATTATCAAGGTCCACTCATTGAGCATAGCGGGGACGTAATCCTCGAAGATCAAGCCGACATCACGTCCTACGCAAATGAGCTGGAAAGCATAGCTCGCAAACTCTTGGCAAGGGGGGACAGGGCGGAATGAGTGAAGATAACGGTGGGGCCACGTTCGGCGGCGTGGCCTTTTCGGATCTTGGGCTACTGGTGACAAAAGTTGATATTCCCCTTCTGCCGGAAACGCGGCAGACCGAAGAAGAGATCCCGGACCTTGACGGAACGATCGATATTGATACTAGTTATGGTCCGCGGCCGATCAATCTGGAAGTTATGATGGTGGCGAGTGATGAAATCGAGTATCAAATCCGCCTGCAGGAAATGGCGAAGGTCTTTAATGCAAGGGTCGGGGTTAAGCCGTTGATTCTCGATCGTTTCCCGGGGAAACGTTGGATGTGCAAGTATAACGGAACGATTCCGATCGAAAAGATCGGGCCGCTCGGTACTTTCAAACTGCCATTCAAGGCGTTCTATCCCTTTGCCGAAAGTGTCACGGATACATCCAGCCCGTGGGAGTATGGGCAAGGCTACACGTATGGCATGGGGCTCGTTTATGGCAGCGGAGAGACGTATTCCGTAAAATCGGCGCCAAGCACGTTCGATGTTTATCACGCTGGGACGCATATTGCCTATCCGGTCATTCGCATAACCGGAACCGGTTCGAATATTACCGTCACGAACAACACGACGGGAGAATCGTTTACGCTGAGCATGTCGATAAGTTCGGGAGACGTCGTTGAAGTGCGCTGCGCTCCGTTGGAACAGGTCGTGACCTTGAACGGGGTAGATGTGACCAATGTGCATGATGGAGTGTTTCCGCGCCTCGTAGAAGGCGACAACAGCATAACGATTACTGCGACCTTGCCGAACTTGGAGGTCGCTTTTATTTTTCGGCACACATATCTGTACTGAGAAAGGGTGAGACAAGTGGCGAACGGGAGATTTAAAGAGATCACAAAGTACACAACCATGGAAGACCTGAAAAGGCATAATGACAACTGGAAAAGAGCGGATGAGGATTTAACCAGTCTTCAAACACAGATTACTAACCATAAAGCATCAAGTGCCGCCCACGGTGCCGATCATATTACGTATAGCGGTCGGGTTGCTGCCACCAATGTAAAGGACGCTATCGACAAGCAAGACCAGCGGATCGATAACCTCGCTGCCAGCGCCGGTGACAGCAATACTGAGATCGTCGATATGCGGTATAGTTCTCCGTTTGACGAGACATTCCCCGTGGCTGGGGATCGGGTGGCGGCACTTGAAGTTGATGTCATTCAGCGCGGCTTTAATGTTAAGAGGTACGGTGCTAGAGGCGACGGTATTACGGATGATACAGGGGCAGTTCGGGAAGCAATAAACGCAGCCAAAGCAGCAGGTGGTGGTATTGTATATTTTCCTTCCGGAGTCTACTTGATTCGCAGCGTTATTGTACCATCTAATATTAAAATTATCGGGAATGGGGCGAAGATCAAAGCAAAAGACGTATTTTATACTAAAGTTACTAATGACGTCATGGCTAATGATACGATTTTTAATGTATCTGATGCATCCGATATTAAAATCGGTGATGTGCTGACTGTTTTCGACAGTAATGCAGATATCGTTTATGTAACCGCCGTTGCCGGGAATGAAATATCTGTTTCTCCAATTAGGATGTATAGGGGAATTAATGAAACTTACACTGGATTTAAATACTCCCATGCATCCGGTGCTAACGTCATGACGTTACCGCAAATATTTTGGGTTACAAAAGGGGTCACAATTGATGCGGACGAGATTGACAGTACGCCAAAAGTCGGCGGAGTTGAAAACGTATCATTCGAAGGGATAGAGTTTATCGGGTCGAAAGGTAGTCATGACATAACGAAACCAAATGTATATGAATTGACTTGCAGCGGAGCGATCATGTTTTACCGGACCTCGAACTGTAATGTCAAACAATGCAACTTCCGAGATGCTTTTTCAACTCCTGTCGTATACTACGGTTGGAATACATCATTTGATTTTGTAAGTAATAAATGCTTGGATGTTGGGTATGTTATGTCGACATCCCGACCGGTAGCGGAAAGAGATGCAACAAGCGGGATTGTTCTTCACTGGGACCAACGTTATATCGGACAGTCTAATATTGCAGAACACGTATCGGATAATTTTACAATCGGATTTAATAAGTTTGAAAGGTGCTGGAACGGCGGTCCTTTTATTTCGGCGGCGAATAACGGATCAATTATTGGAAACAACATTGATACATTTGTATCGCATGGTTTGAGTATATACGGTGGAGATGCAGGACTTCCTGTATTTAACATAACGGTATCAAACAACACAATCCAGAATGGCCGAATCGGTTCTGATGCCGCTGCATCGGGCATCGGTTTATGGGTATCGGTTGCTCGTTTTGGTGTGTCACTAACAGGCAACACCGTAAGAAATTGCGAAATCGGGATTTCAGTTGGAAGTTCTTCTAATGTAACGATCTCAGGGAATGCAATTTTAGACTGCGTATACCGGTATATTGAGCAACTTTATACGTGTCAGCACATTCTTTATACTTCCAATTTACTATCGCACGGTTCAGGAAAAGAAAGCAATCCATCCGGACATATCATTTATCTCGACAGCACAGGAGGCTCGTCAGATAACGCGAACATTAGATTTCTAGGGAATAATTATCAAATATCTAGTTCGTACCAAGGATCAGTAGTTGTAATGATCGCTAAATGTAATGATGTTGTGTTCAGTTCAGAGAAACCGCGGGCCGTAAAAAATTGGTGCTCAATAACTGACACCACATCAACAATCAAGCCAAAATTTGTTGATTACGACTTCACCGGGGTTCCGGCTACAGGTCTAAGCGCCAGCAACAGTACACGCATCATGTGCATTGATACGAATCAAAAAACTGTAATAGCTGGTCTAGGTGGAACCTTGGAATACAATTTCCGGGAAATGGCGGTCATTTCGTTTGGTACAACCGCATCCCGCCCAACTGTGTCCACGATTGGTTATCCATATTTCGACACTACACTTGGGAAGCCGATTTGGTGGAACGGCACAAATTGGAAAGATGCAACCGGGGCAACAGTATAAGGAGGATTATAATGGCGCTACAAAAAACATTCATATCTGTACATGGAATTGAAATTCCTAATGCTTACATCCGTATTGACGAACAAAGCGGGAGAGTTGAATCAATAAATATTCGTGTACGCTTCTACGTATCCAAGGAATTATGCGATCAGAATTATCCTTGGATCGAAGAGAAATTGTACTCATTTGTCCCTGATGTATCTGAAGGCGCACCGAATAACATTAAGCAGGGATATGAATATCTTAAAACACTACCAGAATTCGCTGGCGCCATAGACATACTGGAAGATTAAAAGGTGACAAAATGATCATTACTAGCCCAGAATCCCCCCCCAATAGTATATGACTCACACGCAGCGGGAGTTACTTGGAGTTAATACGGTGGGGTTTAAAAAAAAGAGATTTGTTATCTCTTTTTCGACGGTCGGAGGAAAATAAAAAACGCAAAGCTAAAGCTGACCGTCAGACTAAAAGTAGATAACAAATCTCCTCTCATCATAAAGAAGAATAGACCAATGTAGAAGGGGTATAAAATCTTAAAAATCGAATTTCCATTTGACCAGAAGTGCAAATCTAGTTTTTTGGTTGCGAAGGAAAACAAAAATGCAAATATAAATAAACCAGGTAGTCCGAAATTGATTAGTCCTTCGGATATTAAAGGGTTTGATATGTTGTCAAAGCTTAATCCAAGTCCCTCGGAAACAGTCGGCCCACTTCCGATGGGCTTGCTTTCCCAAAACGTTCTGGGAATGAAAAACAGCAGAGCACCCAGTAATTGATGGCCATAAGTAACGCCATATATATCAATATAACGAATGGTATGATTTATCATAGAGAATGCGTCGTAATCACCTGTTAAAATATTGTTAGTGTATCCATTGGTTAACATAATGTTGATCCAATCGTTAAGATTGGAGGCATGACGTGTAGATCCTAATATCGGAAACAAAATGAGCAATCCGCATATAAGCAGATAAGTAAACAGGTTCTTGGACTTAAACTTAAAAAATGTCAAGATGATACCAATATACACGGTAGCCATCCAAAAGCGAGAGACGGCAGTTGGAAAATTTAAAAGTAAAACAAGTACTGCTGAAATTAATATCATAAATGACCAAGTTTTTTTATTCTGTTTTACTTGTTTTTGGTAATATGACGCAACTAATAAAACAATAGGAAGTGATTTTCCGACATTATAAATAATTTGATTAAGCGAACTGTTGTCAGAGAATAATTTTTCAGAACCTCTGGCAAATAGACCTCCAAATCCGATGATTTGAACAAAGTAGAATAAGTCAATTACGCATAGAACAAACAAAATAAAAAAGCGAAGTGAACTAATTCCTATTTGGGTGCCGAACTCGTCAGTATTTTCTTTAAATATATGTTTTTTCTCTGTTATTATTGCGATTATTATCCATACCCACTGCCACAAAATGATTAAAATATTTGCTTTTATAAGTACATTCAAGTCATCAGAAGTTAAATTCCCCCACATAAATTTATTATGTAAATACTGGATGATTGGAGCGATAAAGAAAAATGAAAAATGGAATAGCCAATGGATCAAGTGAAGAGAATACATCGTTTTTCTTGCTTCTAAAATGATCATTATTAGCGAAGTAAAGCCTATGATCAAGTTTGTAAACACAAAAGAAGGGCTAATTTTATTTATTTCAGGACGGTAAAAAGAAGGTACAACAACAATCAAAGGAATCAGAACCAGAAAGTAAATAAGAAATAGTTCTCTAAACGATTTCTTTCTGTAATCGAATATTAATTCATTCATAAAATCTACCTCTCCAACAACATTTTACCTCGTTATTATACTATGCTTATCTTTTTTATAATAGGGGTGAGTATATGGGGCAATAAAAGTCTACAATTAAAACATGTAGCTCGTCGCATTTATGGAAATAGCATTTAATATCAGGTAAAAGGGCTCCGCATAATGCGTGGCCTTATTTTTTGTGGGAGGTGAGAACTCATTGCTCGAACTCTGGGACGCAACAAAACGAATCGCCTACCTGCCGGCTGCATCCGAAACCGTCAGAGTCACCGAATCCCTGAACGATCAATATTTCTGCTCGTTCACCTATCCCAAGATCAAGGGCGACGAGTATAAATACGACAACATCACGAGGGGACGAGAGATTCGTTTTCCAAATCATGTCGAAAACGGACAGCGCTTCATCATCCGAAGCGTGAACGAGGTCCGGGATGGAGAAAAAACGTACAAGTCCGTTGACAGCATGCATGTCGCCCTGACACTTGGCCGGTACTATTACGACGGTTACATCGACTTTCAAGCGGCGGTTTATCCGGACGAGATTCTCTCACTGCTGGCCGAAGACACGCCTTTCACCTTCATCGTCGAGGGTAATTTCGAGCCGCAAGACATTTGGGAGTGGGGCGAGGATTCAAAACTCGCCCTTCTTCATAAGTTGGTCGATTTGTGGAAAGCGGAGTTGTCGTTTAACAACTACGAAATTACCTTCACGAAACGAAAGGGAGTGGACAGCGGGAAGCAAATCCGGCGGCGCAAAAACATGAAGGGTATCAAATGTACGATCGATGATTCGGAACGAGTGACTCGACTCTACGGTTACGGCAAAAACGGTCTGACGATCGAGGGTTATGCCGGCCACACGGTGAAGTACATTGATTCGCAATACTTCGACCCGAACGAACCGTTTATGGCCAAAAAGGAATGGGCCGATATTGAGGATCAGGGCAAATTGCTGCAGGAGATGCAGAAGTATCTTGCAGAGTACGAGCTGCCGAAAGTCTCTTATGAAGTGGAGACGCTGCGGCTTGGTGAAATCAATGTTGGCGACACCGTTCGAATCATCGACGACGCGCTCGGCTATAAGGTAGACGGACGACTGCTCGAATACGATCGTTATCCGTTCAACAAGTCGCAGCGGCCGCGGTTGGTACTAGGGAATTTCCGACCGCTCAAAACGGCGGATTACATCTTTCAGGCCACCGTCAGCAGCAAAAAGGCGATTAGCTACACAAGCCGAAATGCCGTGCTGAAGGGGATCAAGTACGACGACAGCATTACGCTAGTCGATGGGCTTGGAATGCGGGTATCTGATAATTTGGACCGGGAGATGGTGAGGCTCGGACAAACAGGTCCCGGTGAATATGGCCTTGCCATGTTCAACAAAAGTGGCACAAAGACGATATGGCAAGAGGCGGAGACGGGGGACGCAAACTTTGCGGGTAAGATCACTGCTTCGCAGATTATCGGTAGTTATATTGCAGGCACAGAGATTAATGGCGGGACGATTACAGGCGCACTGATTCGAACCAATGACGGTTATCCCCGCTCGGAAATGAGTGTGACGGATAGGCTGTTTGCCGTTTACAAAGATGCCTTCCATTCATTAGCGATAGTCAATCTTACCGTTCAAAATGTTCCCGGTGTTCGTTTTTGGGACCAACAGTTAAATAAAACAGCCTATATTTATTATGATTCCGAAACACCTGAACTTTTTGTAATTGCTCAAGGTAATGTAAATATTGGTGCTACTTCGGGAGATGTAATCATTGGCGGGGACTCGGTCATGATTAATGGGGTGAATGTAAATTCGACGTTGAATAGCCTACAGTTTCAGATATATAGTCTGGATGCACGCGTAACCGCCTTGGAAAGCGCTGGTTCGTGATATAATTGGAGAAAAATGGCGAAGGTGGTTATCCTGATGCGAAAATTTCTTCTTGGTTTACTAGTTGGCCTTATGATCGCTGTGGCGGCTCCGGCATATGGCGCCGTGTCATCTTTGGTGGGGAAATATGTTCAGGGCGAGTATCCTGTTAAGGTGGATGGATCTCCACTGGCGAATAAGTCAATCGCTATTGATGGTACGACATACGCACCGTTGAGGGCAATTGGTGAAGCGATTGGTTATGATGTAACATTCCAAGACAAAACAGTTGTATTTACAAAGAGAGTTGGTGAACAGAAGGTGGAAACAAATATAACCTCAATCTCATCACAAATTTCTGAGATTCAAAGTCAAATTGATGAATTAAACAAAAAACAAGCAGAATTGTTAAAAGAACGATTCGAATTGGAATTGAACAATCCAAATGGATTTACCAATGAGCAAACCTTGCGTTATAACGAAATAAAGGAGGAAAGAAAAGCAATCCAAGACCAAATCAAGGCACTTGAAGCACAGCTCCAGGAACTCGAATCACAACAATAAATCGCATCACATGACGCCCCACGAGGCGTCTTTTCTTTTGCCGGAAAGGTGGTGACCAAATCCATGGCGCACATGCAGCAGCAGGTCGTAATAACGGCCAATCCGGCGAAGCCGGTCCAGGAGATCAGCAACATCATTGCCGGCTTTCTCCGAATCTGGCCGGGAAGCGAGGTCGAAATTCTGACAGCAGTTAGGGGTGATATTGACAAGGCGCTGGAACATTTTGAGAAGCAGAAAGCAGAAAACAAGAAAGAACAGGGAGTAAAACAAGAAGGGGCGGGCTCAGCAGAATAGCGGGGCCTCCTTTATTGGGGGTGCGATGGTGGATAAATCTAATCTGCCAATTCTGATTTCAGCTGCCGCGGCGATCAGCGGCATCATTTTGGGCTGGCTTGGCCGATCCCGGACGGTACGCCAGGACACGGTGGATGAGGCGAGCCAAGATGCTAGGCTTCGGGCCGACATGGAGTACATCAAACGAGGTATCGACGATGTTCGACTCGAGCAGCGGGCACAGGGTCAGCGCTTTGATGCACTGGCCGAGCGCGTGACGCGGGTGGAGGAATCGGCAAAGCAGGCTCATAAACGAATCGATCGATTGGAGGCTGAATAAACCATGGAATCCCAACTCTTCACTTGGGAAGCTCTCTCCGCTATGGGGGGAGCTTCTTTGTTGACGTACCTGATCGTACAGTACACGAAGGGGCTTGTTGACCGCTTTGCCAAATGGCTGCCGACGGACCTGTATGCGGTTGTGATCGCGACGGCCATCCTGACGGCTGCGCAGCTTGCCATTGGCGCCGACGCGGGCGACTGGCGGGTGTACGCGCTCGCGCTGGCAAACGGCTTCTTGGTTGCGGCGGCAGCCGGCCAGATGCAGAACAAGGCGCTGAACCCGCCGGGGAGTGGGAAAGGAAAGGGGGATGAGAACCATGGCTAAAGGCATCGATTGCGCGATTCCGCTGACCGCCAGTACGGCCAAAGCGATTGCCGCAGCCGGCTACGCCTTCGCGGCGCGGTATCTGGTGCCGGAGCGCTATGCCTGGAAGCGGCTGACGAGGGGCGAGGCGGAGGCCATCACGGCCGCCGGGATGCAGATTGTCAGCGTGTTCGAGACGACCGCCAATCGACCAGCGGGGGGTGGCGCTGCTGGGATCGTAGACGGCGCCGAAGCCCTCAAAGAGGCTATCGCTATCGGACAACCTCTTGGTACGGCCATCTATTTTGCCGTGGACTACGACGCGCAGCCCAAGGACTACGACGCGATTGAGGCATACCTGCGCGCCGCGTCGTCCGCGATCCCCGGCTATCGGGTCGGCGTTTACGGCTCGTATGCCGTCATTGAGGAAATGGCCCGGCGCGGCGCCGCCAAGCATTTCTGGCAGACCTACGCCTGGAGCCGGGGCAGGAAGTCGGCGCGCGCAAACATCTGGCAGCATCAAAACGGCGTCAGCTTGGCCGGCGCGACGGTCGATCTGAACGAATCGTATGGCGGCGAAGGCTGGTGGAACACGAACCCGGCACCGGTGGCCGGACCGCAACCCAACGAAAAGGATACCATCAAGGTCGTCGTCAACGACAAGCTGGCAGGCTACGGTCGAGCGATTGACGGCCACGTCTATTTGCCGCTGCGACAGCTCGGGGAGGCGCTCGGCAAGGTGGTCCACTGGGATAATGAGTCCAAGCTGCCATACGTGGACGGCAAGGTCGTGGACGTGTTCGAGATCATCGACGGGGTGACTTACGTCGGCGTACGGGCGGCTGCTGAGTTGCTGGGGGCACGTGTGAGCTGGAACGGTGATGTTAAAAAGGTGTTCTTGTACAAATGAGAATCAGCCCGAGGGCTTCGGCTCTCGGGCTGATTGCTATTTAGCTTTACGTATCAGTACCAAATACTATTTTTCTAAATGATCTATCGCATATTGTGCTTCCTCTTTGGTGAATTTTTCTCCATATTCAGAGGTCAGTTGATCATAAATAGCAGAATCTGACATATTCATAGATTCCGCATACAATTTTGCTTTTTTTAATGCATTTTCTTTCCAATCAAAAGTGATGTTATCAATGGCATATTGAGCGGCTTCTTTCGGAAAATTTTCTCCATATTCAGAGGTCAGTTGATCATAAATAGCAGCCTTTGACATACTCATAGACTCAGCGTACATTTCCGCTTTTTTTAATGCTGCCGTATATTCTCTAGGCACATTCTTCTCCGTATTTGTAGGCTTCGCCGTTTCTTGAGCCACTTCCTGCGCAGTCGTCGACTCGGGCGCTTCGATTGCAGGAACTGGGCTTACCGATGCCGGTACACTAGCAGGCTTAAGACTATCAGTCTCTGCCGAGCATCCGGCAAGGAGCGCGGCAACAATTGCGCCAGCGATTAAAGATTTTTTCATTCCAATTCCCCCAATTGTAGGAATAAATTCTATTCCACATGTTACAATATATATCGGATTTTGACGAGTCCTGTTTTATTTTCAAAGAACAATCTATATAAAGGCCAGCCCGGCCGGGCCAGCTCGTGGCTGGTATCCCGCGACCGCGGCGTCATCTCGACGCGGCGGTTTCGGACCGTACCCAGCGGTCCCAAGGCGCTTGCGCGCTCGTCAGGTGGGTTGACAAGTTTTGGGTATCTGTATATTATACAGATAAGGCTTCGGCCTTGTCGCCCGCCACGAGCGAGGCGTTGATTAAAACAACCTTGTTCCTACACGACATGGCCCCCGTAAGGGGGCTCTTGTCATTTATGCCGAATAATATTGCGGATACAGGTCCCGCCCGAGGTACTTCGATCCCCTCAAAAGTTGGGCGGGATCGACTTTAATGTCCCCGGACAACATTGCATCCAAAAAAGCTGAGTGCCTACGAGATGCAATGTCATACAGCGCAGACCCCAAAGTCTTACCCTCCAATGCTCCGGTAGTAAAGGGATACGCTAATGCGTCCTTATACTCGGCCAAAAGCGACAGCAAAAGGACAGCCAAATAATCTCCAAAGAGATTAAACTCGGGTCGATATTGGTCAAATTTAACAGAATCGTAAATCAAATTTAAAGGATGCCGATCTCCGTAGTTCGCAGTATTGATTTTTAACACCAAGCCGTAGTCAATACTTTGGACATATGAGTCGATGGACCTGCCATGTGCTGTAAAAGCAAAAACGAGAACGCCCTCTATCTCGGAGAGATCGTCTGGGATAAACCAGGTCCAGCTCCCGTTGTTGCTGTTGTCAAAATACCTGAGCAGGATACCCTCCTGCGCCATAGAAAATCCGTACGATCTGGAAGTAAATCCTCCATCCCGACTGTAACCGGCGGTATACCGACCATAGCCAATCTTGCCCTTAATCGATTTAATTTGCCCGTCCGCGGCATCTAAATAGTGGAGAGCCGCCCGAATGCCTTCTTTACCTGTTTGACTCGGCAGATTGGTCGAGTCATAGACGAAATCAATGTTAAACATTTTCATTTCTCCTTTCGCGCCGCCTCCCCGAAGGTGAGGACTTATGCGCATCGCTATGTATCGCTATGGTTAGTTAATCTCCACGACCCGGAGCGGCTTGTCAGCGATGACAATCCGCGCCGCCAACTCCTGACCCGCCAAGTCCCCGTCCTTGGCGTAGTCAAACCCGCGAATCGTAACGGCGGTGTACGCGCCAGCAGCGGTGATAAGATGAGGCGGCAGCGTGCCGACGACGTGTTTGCCGGCGATTTGGTTCGGCGTAACGGAGTCGAGTACCTGAGCGCCCGGATAGCGGTCTTGCAGGAGCGCTACTGTGCCTGCGTGGCGGGAGACAATCACCACATCCAGGTCACTCACGTTGGCAACCGGCTGAATCGTGTAGCGACGCACGTCCGGATCGGCTGCGATAATCTCCTCCGACGTGTTGTAGACTGTCCCACGCGGAAGTTCCAGCGCATAGTATTCCGTTACTCCTTGTTCCGCCAAGATGGACGGAGCCAGCGACGACAGGACAACCTCTTCCGTGCCTCGCGAGTACGCGGATAATCCCGCAATAGCGGCAAAGCCAGAAGCGACAACCTTTTTAGTGGCAAGCAATTGAGAGAGTTTCATGGTTCATTCTCCTTCCCCGCTGCCTCCCCGAAGGTGAGGGCTTATGCGGTATGCGGTTTTCAACTCGTGGCGGGTATCCCGCGACGCTCGGGTGGACGTTTCGGCCGGTTACCATCCGGCCATCATCAGGCGGGGGAGAGAGGGGCCGGAGCCCCTCCGCTCTCAGTACACAAGCTTAAAATCGTTGTAGTCGATGTCGTCGAATCCGTGCTCTGCGTTAAACGCTTGCTCGTCAAATCCGATTACCTCCAACGCTTCATCCACCGTCAAGCTGCGGTTTGTGACTACCTCTCCGACCAGGATGTCCTTGTAGTAGATTTTTGCCATTTTCAACCTCTCCTTTGATTTAATTTTGTATGTCGTCCCCTGCTGTGATTTAATAATAACATATAAATAATTATATGTAAATAGGGTGTGACAAAAAAAGTTAACGGATTCTCTTGATTTTCGCGTACTCCTCCAAATCGGATCGGAGATAAAGGCGCGTTTTGCGCGCATCTCCGAATTCCACAAACGGGATGATCCGCCCCGTCTGAACGGACTGGTTAAATCCAGACACCGATTGTCCGGTTATCCGCCGAGCTTCGTCTTGCATGACCAGGTTGTCTTGTATCCATTTTTTAATTTCGTCTCTTGTCACGTTTTTTCTCCTCCTCATACCGCTCCAGATAGGGAGTGTAACATTGTTCCTCGGCTCGTTTCCGCGCTTCGGCGGCCTGCTCAATCGTGGGGTATATACCGAGATAAATACGCTTGCCGTTGACGGTAATGTTTGCGACGTATTTCACTCGCCCCTTTTTGTCCCGCTGAATTGATACCCCTTTGACTCCGGTCTTGTTGTTGGTTTGGATTTTTTGCCGGAGCAGCGGGGCGAAAACGCCATCGATGGTGTGATGCTGCTCGTTGTGTTGTTTAAGAGACTTCGCAAAGTCTTTCACGGCGCAGCCGCAGGATGTCGTATTCCCGCTGACAAGATCGCGGGCTGGCACAGCTACGACATTGCCGCACTTACACTCACATACCCAAACAACGATCCCATTTCGCAGGCCGTCTTGATGCCTCGCGGTCAGCCGGCCAAAGGTCTGATCGGTCAAGTCAGCTGCCTGTCTACCAAGTTCAAGCTTTTCTCGCGCCAGGCACCCGCAGGATCGGGTGTGTCCAGAGAGGAGGCCGTATATGTCAAACTCTCGCACCGTGCCACACTCGCAGCGACAAAGCGCGTATCGCTTGCCCTTCCGCGTTTCGGTCTCACGGATGACGACCAGGCGATCAAACCTCTGATCGGGATGGACTTGTTTGCGTGCCATTACGCCACGTCCTTCGCGTCGATCCGGCGATAGTCGCCACCAGCGACCCGGATAAAGTAACGATTGCCGTTTTCGCAAACCTCGTATACACCTTCGGCCAGTTCCCACGTCGTTTCGCCCCAGGCGATCGGATTGATGAACTTGCGCTCGAACTTGTAAACCGGATGCGTGCCGACGATTGCGGCGACCCACGTTTTGGATTTGCGGTTCGGCCGGCGTAACTCAATCGTTACGCTCTTTGGACGACGGGACTCTGCCCATGCCATGCGCAGCGCGTCGGCGATGTATTCCGATGCCTTGCCGCCGTGAATGCTGGCTGCCGCCTTAGCGATTTCCCAAGCCCGCGTCATAACGTTTTTCATCTCGATCCGCTCCTTTGATTATCTCTTCCTATGTCTATATAATAACATGTAAATAATGATACGTAAATGGGATTCCGGAGATTTTTATAAAAAAAAGCAGGAGGCATCCCCTCACTGCTCTTTTTATTTAGGCTGCTCCCATTTAATCAATGTCCAGCCTTTCCAGCTCCCTACTGATCGCTTTGTTTTTCCTTCCCGGCTCCGCTTGATTTGTGCGAAACCGGCTCGCGCCTGCTCCGGCGTACCGGGCAGCTTGTCCGCGTTTTCCCGCAGCCATAAGCTGAGGTTACGTACGGTATATGTAACTCCATCTGGGGAGTGAATCGTCCAGATCAAAGCGTTTTGATTTGTTTCAAATGGCCCGGCAATGGGGCTTTTTAAAGCTGCAGCAGTGCCGAGTTTGAGGTTAGCGTTCTGTCCTTTCTCGGCATATCTGGCCTTCTTTTCCGCGCTCCAGAAACGCTTTCTGCCGGTTGCAGAACGCCGCGCTCTTTCGCGCCGACATGGATCGGAGCATGTGACTTTTTTGGAGCTGGGCGGCGCAGGGAACTCTGTCCCACAGATGACGCAGCGTTTTTTGTTACCATTCTTCGATTTGGTCAGCATACTTTTCTACCTCCGTGCCCTCGAAAATGGGGCGGAGCGACGAGAAGTCAAGCTCGTCAAAGCTGTAGTCGTACTCTGCGCAAAAGGCATTTACGATGTCGCTCACATCAAGGGCGACAGGAGAAGAAAGGATTTCGGAGATGCGATCGAAAAGTTCCTCATCCGCTTCTGCCTGCATTTCCTCCAGGCGCTGCAGGGCTGCAAGACGGTGGCTACCCGTCACAAGTCCGGTGTCGGCTACGTAGAGGATCGGAGCGCCTTGCCAGCCATTTTCGAGCATCGACTCAACGAGCGTTTGGACTTTCGATTCATCCACTTCGTTAACCAGCGGCAGATTGCGGATTTTGTTATACATTTTAATCGCTCCCCTGTTCTTGATGTCTTTATTATATACTAGCGCAAGTATATTGTCAACGGTTTTTTGTACTTGCGTAAGTATATTTTTTGTGTTATCGTTAAGTCACAAAGGATGGTGGTCTGCATGGGCACGTCAGCGACAAGGGCAAAACAAAAGTATAACGCCGCAAATTATGATCGCCTATATCCCATCGTGCCAAAAGGGCGCAAGGCGGTTTATGAAGCGGCGGCTGAGGCCGCAGGCGAGAGCCTTAACGAATATATCGTCAAGGCGATTGAGCAAAGATTGGAGAGGGAGGGGCGGCAATGAGACACCTTGACTATGTTGTTGTCGGCAACGTCGTTTATCCCATGCTCCTGATCGATCAAGAGTTGTTCGACTACTTTGTCCAAGAGGACGCAGCAGGACGGATAGAGATTAAGTTTATTCCGTTCCGACGCAAAAAAAGAGGGGCCTAATCGCCCCTCTCCCTTGCCTTACTTGCTCCGAGCCATACGTTTGATATACTGTTCATAAGCAGCCTCTTCGGCGGCTGTCAGTCGGTACGTCTTCTCAATATCGGCTACCGACTGCCTGAACACCTCTTCGGAGATGCGTCCCGTTTCCAGGCGATGACGCATTGTCTGCAAGAGGTGTTCCCGTTTTTGGAGCTTTTCAAAAGCTCGAAATGCCTCTTTGCTCATGGCTTGTATCCCCCCTTTCTGATTTAATTATATACTAGCGCAAGTATATTGTCAAGAATTGCAATTCTAAATCCTATCTTGATGAGAACAATTGTTCCCAATATAATTAGAGAACAAACGTTCTTATCGGAGGCGAATGCAATGTCCATCGAGAAGTACATTGGTCGTCGCGTCGAGGTTATCTACGAGGACAGCAAAGGGCGGATTACAAAACGGGTGATTACGGTTTACTCGATAAGAGATGGACGGGCCCGCGTGCTGGATTGGGGCAAAAGATCGTACCGGACGCTCAGCGTCAATCGCATTTTGGCTGCGGTGCCGGTGATCGGCGGGCGGGCATCGTGAGCGAGTTAAAAGGCAAAGCGACGCCGGATGAGCTGGAGATCATTCGGAGCGTGTTGGTGCTGAACAACATGGTTATTATGCTCGAAAAGCAATACTCCGACATGCAATACTCGCTACACGTGTTAAAGCCGCTATATCTCCAGGTAACGGAGGCGCTGATCGTGGCCGTCAATCGGGACTTGGCGGACTCGCGCCGGGAACTGCGGCGGCGGAAAATCAAAATAATAGACGACGAGCAAAACGACTTTATACTGTATGTCAATTTTATTTGCCGCGGATACGAAGGGCGGATCGGATTTACACGAGAGGTCATAAAAGCCCAAATACAGTTGCGGCTGACGCAATACATCAGAGATGTTTACAGATCGATCATACGGGGGAGTGACTACTATGATAGCAGTACCAAAACCGATCAAGATCAGCGAGCAACGGCCAACGAGAGACGAATATGAACTTGAAGAACTCGCTCAACGCCTGTTCGATGCGTACGAAGAAGGCGAAGAGATTGTGTTGACGGTATGGGGACGGGAAGAGCCTGTGCGAGGACAGATCGTCAAAATGGACCCGCATACAAAACTTGTCCACGTGCAAAGGTTTGGAGAGTTGGTCAAGGTGCCATTTATGGATATTTTGAAGGTGGAGCGTTCGTAATAATTTGTTTTATTTGAGATGAGGCCCTGGTACAAAACCAGGGCCTCAATTTTATTTGAAAATGATATGCATATCATGCATAAAGGAAGCTTGTCCACCGGCCACAGTAACGGCGCGCGCGACATGCTGTCGCGGTTGGAAACGATGGTGCTGGGCGGCGCGGATCTTCCGGTTCCGGTCGTTCGCCGCCAGATTGCGTCCGCGATCGATATCATGATTCATTTAAGCCGTTTTCGCGACCGTTCCCGCCGGGTAGCGGAAATCTGCGAGGTGGCGGGAATGGAGGATGGGGAGGTGCGGCTGCGCACGCTGTTTCGGCACGAGGAAAGAAAGGAGGGTAGCGGCGCCGCGGGAGGACGGCTGGAGCGGGTTTCTTCGCTGCAGAACGTGCGCAAGCTGCGGTTTGCCGGATTCGTGGAAGGAGGTTGACGGATGACCGATTACCGGGTTTACGTTCTGAGCCGTT